AACAATAAGGTGCGAGCGGGTCCATCTGATCCATAAGCAGAGCGTTGGAACTACGGTTCCAAACAGTTCGACTGTTTTGCCATAACCTCATCAGCCTACAATGATACTTCTGTCCAGCCATAGACATCGCAATGGGGGCAGCCTGCGGAGATCCCGGAGGAGGTGAGAACCCTATGATGAGGTAAACTGACCTCAGTTTATGAAACCGCCCTTAAGTCTTGAAAAAGGCTATGCACTGGGGAAGTAGTGTCAAATACAGTGTGTGAACGAATGGAAATTGACTTAATGTCAGAAGCCATGGGGATTGCAAGAGTCTATAGACTTGCTTTCTTCTGGTGTTCGCGGATGCGGGTGCTGGGAGAAAGTCAATCCCAATTTTTGTGATATTAAGCAAAATGAAAGATTGGAGGCAAAAGATATGGATTTTGATTTAACTAAAATCGGGGAAGAAGAAGCGAAACTTCATGGAATGACCAGAGAGCAATCAAAGGGTGAAGTTCAATATAAAATGGCACTGAAGATGTTAGACATTCTGATGAGAAGGGGCATCGTGAGCGAGGAAGAGTACGAAAAAATCGATCATTTGAACCGCCAATCCTTCTCCCCACAGCTCGCTAAGGTATATGCGTAAAAACACTTGCTATGTTCCAGCCTTTGGAGTATTGTGTGTTGCTAAGAAGGGGCACATGCCCAGAAAGGAGGAAACCACATATGGCAAAGAAAGTAACTAAAATTGAGCCGGTGAGACAGAATGTCATCCAAACCCTCAGACCGAAAAAACGGGTTTGTGCATACTGCAGAGTCAGCACGGATTCCACCAAGCAGCACACATCCTATGTAGCTCAAGTGGAATACTACGAAAGCTATATCGGAAAACGTGAGGATTGGGAATTTGTCGGCATCTTTGCGGATGAAGCAAAAAGTGGAACAAAGGTTAAGAGCCGAGATGAATTTCTGCGAATGATGCATGAATGCGAAAATGGCAATATCGATATTATTATTACGAAGTCGGTGACACGGTTTGCTAGAAATACAGTTGATAGCATAGAGGCCATCCGGAAACTGAAATCCCTTGGGGTTACAGTATACTTCGAAAAAGAGAACCTCAACACCCTATCAGAGCAAAGCGAACAGATGCTGACGATTTTGAGCTCCTTGGCACAAGGGGAATCCGAAAGCATCTCGACCAACAACCGCTGGGGCATTCAAAAGAGATTCAGGGATGGTAGCTATAGGCTCAGCACAGTGGCCTATGGATATACAAAGGATGAAGATGGCGAACTGATGATTAAAGAAGATGAGGCGGAAATAGTACGCCGAATTTACCTGGAGTATCTGGGTGGGAAAGGATCCTATGTCATCGCCAGAGATTTAAACAAAGACCAAGTTCCAACCGTTAGAACTGCAGAAACTTGGAATGAAAGTACAGTGAAAGAGATTCTCCAAAATCCTATATATGAAGGTGATCTGATCTTACAGAAAACCTACACCACTGAGGTACTCCCGTTCACGAAGAAACGAAATCGTGGCGAGATGCCTCAGTTTTTTATAAAGGATAACCATGATCCGATTATCACCAGAGAACAAGGACAGATGATTCGGGAGATTTATGAATATCGAAGAAACCAGATGGGGAACGACCTCAGTGACAAATATCAAAATAGGTATGAGCTCAGCGGGAAAATCAAGTGTAGTGAATGCGGAGGCTCATTTAAAAGGCAAAAGATCTACATCGGTAAACCTTACGAGAAAATCCAATGGAGCTGTACGAACCATATTAAGAACAGTGCAATGTGCAAAATGAAGCCGGTTCGTGAGGACATCATCAAAGATGCCTACATGACAATGTGGAATAAACTTGTCAGCAATTATGGGTACATACTCATCCCGATGCTGGACGCCCTTAAGAATCTTCGAATCAATGAGGAACAAGAATCTGAAATTGAAGAATTAAACCATAAGATCATGGAATTGACTGAGCAGAGCCATATCCTAAGCCGAGTAGCGCAAAAGGGATATGTGGATTCTGCTCTTTTTATACAGAAACAAAATGTACTGAATGTTGAACTTGAAGAGACGAAGAGAAAAAGGAACAGCCTTCTGGATTCAAATGGGTTCGAAAAGGAGATTTCCGGCACTCAAAGACTACTTGAAATCATCCGGTATAACCCAGTGATTATGGAGGACTATGATGAAAGCCTCTTTAGCCATACAGTGGAGCAGGTGATTATCGGTCAAAAGAATACGATAACCTTCAAACTGATTAATGGACTGGAGCTGATAGAGAAGGCAGGAACAGGTGGTGAGCAGGAATGATGCAAAGACATATGCCCATGGGATACAAGATGGTGAATGGAGCAGTTGAAATACAAGAGGAACATGCAAAAACCGTAAAATCAATTTTCACAGATTATATCGCTGGAAAGTCTATGTTTGCCATCGCAAAAGACCTGACCGCAACAGGCGTACTTAATGCCAACAAGAAGCCGAATTGGAATCATGGTTCAGTGGGGAAAATCCTGCAGAACATCAGGTATCAAGGGGACGAATTATACCCAAGACTTATTGATGACGAGACCTTTAAAAAGGCACAGGAGCGAAGGGTAAGAGTAGAGAAGAAACTCAGTAGAACACAGCAAGTGCAAGCCATTCGAAATCAAACGGTTTTCAGCGGCATGATCCGATGCGGCGAATGTGGTGAAAACTACAAGAAGTACATCGAGCACGCTGGAAAGCCTTCTGAAAAGGTCAAATGGAAGTGCAAACATTATATCTACCAAAACCGAGTTTTATGCAAAAACCATTTCTTCACCGATGAGGACTTGAAAGCGATTTTTATAGAAGCTACCAATCAACTATTAAGGCAAAGGTGGCTGATCGAAAAAATCAAACCGCAAGAACCGCCGAAGATGAGCTTGGATTTAAGAGAGACAGAAAACCGGATTAAGGAACTAGAGCTGGAAGGTGACTACTCGAATCCGATACTACCAGAACTGATACTCAGGCGAGCGAAGCTCTACTATGCAGGGGCTAAAGTATATGATCAACCAAGAAATGCTGAGAGATTGAAAGAAGCTCTAGGGGGAATCCTCACCTTGACGGAATTTGACGAGGAACTGTTCAAAACGATTATTAAGCAAATGACCATTTATAAAGAAACCAAGATAGTGGTTGAATTTATAGGTGGCATCATCGTAGAACGACCCATAGAAACCCAAAGAAAGGATGGTAACCATGGCAGTAGCAAAAAAGACGGTAGCAATCATACCGCCTCAAATGAAATATGATAGGCATGTGAGAGTAGAACAGAAAACACTAAGGGTAGCCGCTTATTGCAGAGTCAGTACGCTTCTTGAACAGCAGGAAGGCAGTTATGAAGCACAGGTCGATTATTATACAGAAAAAATCAATAGCAATCCAAACTGGAAGTGTGCAGGCATATTTGCCGATGATGGCAAGAGTGCCACACAGACGAAAAAACGAGACGATTTTAATGTCATGATTGAAGCCTGTATGGCAGGAAAAGTAGATTTGATCCTGACAAAATCGGTGAGCAGATTTGCTAGAAATACAGTGGATGCCCTTCAATATATCCGAAAGCTGAAGGAAAAGAACATCCCAGTCATTTTTGAAAAAGAAGGGGTCAACACCATGGAAAGTGGCGGCGAACTCCTAATTACGATCCTTAGCAGCCAAGCACAAGAAGAAAGCCGTAACATCAGCGAAAACACAAGATGGGGCTTAACAAGGCGGTTTGAAAACGGAATTATATCAGTCAATCATAAGAAGTTTTTAGGCTACACAAAAGATGACGATGGAAACCTAGTGATTGTGCCAAATGAAGCCATTATTGTAAAGCGGATATACCGAGAATATCTAGAAGGTAAAAGCATCATTCAGATAGCCAAGGGACTAGAAGAAGACGAAATTAGAACGGTAACAGGACTTGATCACTGGCATCCCGGGACAATCGACAAAATGCTCTCCAACGAGAAATTTTGCGGCGATGCGTGTATGCAGAAGACCTACACAATCGATTTTCTAACAAAGAAAAAAGTAAAAAATGAGGGATATGCCCCACAATACTACATCGAAGATAACCACGAAGCAATTATCCCCAAAGAGTTATATCATCAGGTGCAGGTGGAAAAGGCCAGAAGAGCAAGTCTAAATAAATCTGCAGTTACAAGGAAATCAAATAAGTCAAAAAAAGAAAAGAGTAAGTATAGCTCCAAATACGTATTAACTGAGCTTCTTGAATGTGCAGAATGCGGACATGCCTATAGAAGACAGACTTGGTCCAAATATGGACAGAAAACAGCCGTATGGCGATGTGAAGATCGGCTAAAAAATGGAACAGGCT